ATATTCGGAAATCAGGAATTCTATGAATCAATCGTCTTATTATATTTCAATGACGATGTAATGACGGATGCTAATTATGAATTTGTAGATGATTGGCAGCGTCATATAGGATCTATAGATCTTGCAAGCAGAGAAGGATCTGTGTACGTACGTAACGAAGTCGAAAATGTCGATTACGAAATATGTATACAAAAAGATTCTTATAAGCATGCTGTTGAGGGTGAAGATGATGATCTTGGCGATATGGCTGATTAATAAGCGACGGGTGTTTTCTGTCTTGTAAACGTTCTCCTTTCTTAATACTATTGGGACTATTGTGTTTGTTTACGTCGCTTGTCTATATTCGTTGAGAGGGGGCTCTGATATTTTGGAGCCTCCCTTTTACTAAAGGAGGTAACATGGTTGCGTACGATAGATATTTAAAAACAAAAAAGTTGTATGATACAAACGAAAAGTTTCACAAGTTTGTTAATCGGTGTTGTGAAACTTATAAGTATGATCTCGAGTTTGCTTTTAACGTCCTGACAATTCAGGAAGTTGGTGAGTATTATGCAGGTGAGAGGGAGGCAAAGGATCTTCCTCCAGTTAATTTAAGTTGTGAAGGATTGGAGGATGATAAAGCATGTTAGGGAAAAATCCTCTTGAAGGAAAGATATTTGCTACTCCCTGTCCTACTATAAATATGTATAATATTCCTGTTATTCCTGTACAAGAGTATCTTACAGAACTCGAAAAACAATATGTTTCAATGGATATTAAGGCATGTGCTGAAGTCATGAAAGAAATAATCAAAGATAATATGATTTGTGAGGTGAAGAATATGTTTAAAAACATTAAGGTTAATAATTTTGAAACAATGATATATCCAGATAGTGAACACGTAGAATGTAAGTTGGAGTTTTCTACGAGTTTTGAAAATGCAACTGAATTAAGAAATGCTTTTGATAAGATATATGATCCTGATATGGCTGACGCTATTACTTACGGTATAAGTAATTGCTTATGTAAGCCCGTGGCAAGAAAATCGGGTAGATATCCTTGGGGTAATGAATCTGTAGTAAAGTTCGAGGATAAATGGTATAAAACCAACGGATTACCGGTTCCGAAGAAAGTTATATTTAATGGACCGGCGACCATAGTAATGTGGGTTGACGGTACTAAGACTATTGTTAAGAAGTCTGAAGATGAGCCGGACGATCGCGAAAAAGCACTGATGTACTGTGTGTTCAAGAAGTTCCTCGACGATAAGAAGAGGGATATGGACAAATATTTAAAGTTATTCTATAAAGTATTGGAGGATAAGAAAGATGAAAAGAAGGAAGAAAAAACAGACAGCAGTAAGTTACATTGACAAAAACAGATCTCTTGCCCGGGCAGTAGCGAAGGAACTGTGTAAGAAACAGGGTATGGTGCGTATATGTAAGCGCACTAACAAACAGGGAAAGAAGAAGGAAAGCTGGTTTTCCCACAATTGGCGGATTGTACTTGGTAGAACAGCATGACGCGTTACGCCTGGTATAAATCAAAAGGCATATGCCCTAGGTGCGGTTGTGAATACGCCGCACCTGGAAGGGTGTATTGTCTAAATTGTTTGGATTTGAATGCTATATCTACTATGAAGTGGCGTAGCAAGAATGATATTTCGGAGAAAAACAAGGCAAGTTGCAAAAAGCGATATGCTGATGCTAAAGAAAAAGGAATATGCTGTCGGTGCTTTAAAAGAAAGGCTGCGGACGGACACTCCTTATGTCTTTATTGTTTAGGAAAAAGAAGGAGGACGTGAAATGACAGATAGAGAGAAAGCGATAGTGATGGCATATACAGGCTACTGTATGCTTACAGGAGATAAATTGTCTGTATTTTATGAATATGTTGAAAGCATTATGGGCAGACCTGTTTATACTCACGAAATGGGAACAAAGGTTATTGATAATATAATCAAAGAAAAGGCAAAACCAGATTTCATAGCATTATGCAAGGAGGATGGTGAGCAGACAGACAATCTTGAAGATATTAATGTGATGGTGATGATAAGGAAAGGTGCAACTAATGGGGAAGTGATGGAAACTGTGTTCCCTAAAGCAAAGGTTAACAGACCTTATCATGCAATATATATTGACAATAAAACAAATTTTACAAAAATGTGGTGGGATGCACCATACAATGGAGGTGAAGAATGAAACCCGAATATGTAGGTATTGGAAATTTTGACGAAGATAATTATGTCTATGCTTATTGCAAATGTCCTTTACCAGTTGATTATGCCATAAAATGGCCTCGTATAAAAGATGGAAAAGTACATAGATATTCTTGTGTATGCGAGGGTTGTGGGACAGAAGTTGGGGTCATGTCTAAAAGTTATGGTAAGGAGGTAGTATGAGTGTTATTATTAAAACAATGACGAGCTTACCAGAACATTGCTATGAGTGCCCCTGCCATGATGGGGAAAGCGGCTATTGCCAAGCCGATAAAGAACATAGATATTCAGATTATCGCCCTTTTTGGTGTCCTTTAGTAAAGATAGATACAGAGCCACAGGAGGTGGAAAAATGAAAAAGATACTTCTATTTTCTACTAAAGCAATAAAGGACATTGAGGGATCGGAGGCCGAGCTGTATGTTAATTTCTACTTAGTATTGAATAGAAATTATATTTTTACGTTTTTGATAAATGCTCCAAATTTATCATGCAGTGACAGACATCCTATAAAGTTATGGAAACACTTCTTGATAATGCTTGAAGAAGAATATGCCAAATATATGCGTAGATATGAAACAGTCAGAAAGTGAGGAATAACATGGACATTGTAGAATTTGCTGATAAGATGGACCTTAAATTATTATATTTTCAGAAAAAACTCTTAACTATAATGTACGATATGAAAGTAAAAAGAACGAAAACTGATGAGGAATGCAAAAAATGTAAAAAGGACTGGACTAAATGTGGAACTTGTCCAGTCATGATGAAGTGGGTAAAGGAGCATAAATAGGAGGTGGAGGATGAGAGTTGAGGCAGAAGTTAAAATAAAGGTACTTGACGGCAAGGAAAGAGGGGCAGTTCATACTTTTACCACTACAGGTGAAACACAAACGCAATATACGGAAATTGGTATTATTGAGCGGTTAAGATTTGAATGGAATCACATTCGCCCATATACGTCAATAAGGAGGGATGAAGAATGAGTCTTAGTATTGATACTATATTTGACGAATCTGAAATGGATATGGTCAAAGCTATAGATGAAAGGAGAAAAGAAATGGATAATAATAACGTAGATCACCCTTCACACTATAATCGTGAAGGGGCAATGGAGTGTGTTGACGAAATGGAGTTGGTATTTGGGAGACGGGCCGTGATCATCTTCTGTCTTCTGAATGCATGGAAATACAGATATAGAGCAGCTGATAAGAACGGTTATGAGGATCTCAAGAAGTCAGATTGGTATCTGGCTAAATATAAGGAGCTTGGTGGCGGTAAGTACGTGGATGCTTGGGGAGGTCCTGTATGATTAATGAGGAGGAAGCGGTATGGTTCGTAATTATATTTTTAGTCTTCCTGGTATTCTTCTTGCCGGCAGCAGTTCTGTTGGTTGGAGGATATTTGCGTACTTGGCTTCTTACGAGCTTTTTTGGATAGTTATTATAAGTCTTGGTATTATATTTGTAGGAGAGGTTATTCTTGCTATAATAAAATTTAAGGAGGATGAGTATGATGGAGAACGAAGAAAAGAAAGACATAAACACAAAAAGCGAAGACTTTAAAGCTGGCTATCGTCAGGGATATTTAGACGGTATGGAGGCTATGGCTGATAAGGTTATTGAGAAGCTGCACAAAGTTAACGAGAAGGTAAAAGCTGGTACGGATGATGGTAAGTGATATTTTCACCTGCTATGTTGAAGGAGGTGAATAGCATGATTAACGATATATTAGAAGGAGTATTGCTATTCTTTTTTGGATGGGATTGGACAGATCCCATCGATGTGTTTTTTGCACTGTCAATTTATATATTAGGCAGTGTAGTATTAGTCGCTGAGTGGTTAGACTTGGTGAGATGGATAGCAAAGAAGATTAAGCCTCGCCGTTGAGCGGGGCTTATATTTTTTACTTTGAAGGAGGTATATAATGATATATGTCAAGACGTAGATATTCAAAAACTGAATATTTTGAATTCTTATATGAATTAGGATTTGGTAGTAATAAAAGATATTGGGATGTAGCTGTTGAATTGCATAAAATAGATTATGCCTGGTATAATTTGATGGACGAAAATCGTATGTACGATGGTATAGAAATACGGAAATATTATTTAAGTGATGAATTGGGTTATATGCCGGATGATATTGATGAATACGACGAATATATTTTTCCTTCTGAACCATCTGTATTAGAGGTTTTGGTGGGATTTGCTAATAAATTATGTCGAGATATTCTAAATTGGAAGGTATCTCGGCTTCCTAAAAAATTTTTGGGGAATTGGGGAATCAATGAAAGGAGCACAAAAGAAGAAATAAAAGATGCAGTTTTGTCTTGGGAAAATGGGGAATTGGGGATTTTTGGCGATGAAGTTTGCCTAGATGACGATTTATGGACGCAAGCAATGGCTTGGATTAATAAAAATGAGTGATTTGGTACCATATTCCCATTTATTTTTTAAGGTTAATTTTTAAAAAAAAAATTTATATATATAATATAGGAAAATATTTTTTTTGGGGTTTTTGGTTTTTGACAATTTTTATACGATGGAAAGGAGAAATTATGAGAGATGCTTGATTTTCTGCAAATAGAACAAAAATTTATTGTGGATAAGAACAAAGGTCTAGTGGTGTTAGTGTCTCCTAGATTTGACACGTTCAAGTCTAAAGATATTATGATCAGGGGTAATGACTTTTATGCAATATGGGATGAGTCCAATAAGGTTTGGTCTACAGATTATTTTAGAGCGTTAGAGTTAATAGACGAAGATATTCGTGAAAGGACTAAAGATGTACAAGGCAATGTTGTTATAAGAGAATTCTTAAGAACATCTGCTAAGTCTGTTAAACTCTTTAAAATATTTTGTAAAGAGAATATGGGCAATGTTTATCACGAGCTTGACAAGAAATTAGTTTTTGCAAATGAAGAGCTGAAAAAAGATATGTATGCCACAAGCAAATTAGACTATTCCTTAGTAGAAGAGGAAACTCCTTGTTATGACGAACTCATAGGAACATTATATTCTACTGAAGAACGAGAGAAGTTTGAATGGGCTATAGGTTCAATAATAGCTGGCGACAGTCCAAACATACAAAAGTTTATTATATTTGTAGGTGACGCAGGAACTGGTAAGTCTACAGTAATGAACATAATAAGAAAATTGTTCAAAGGATATTTTTGTACGTTTGATGCTAAAGCTCTTGGTAATCCTAATAGTTCATTTGCATTAGAGCCTTTAAGAAATAATCCACTTATAGCAATTCAAGACGATGCAGATCTTAGCCATATCGAAGATAATACCAGATTTAATTCATTGATATCTCATGAGCCACTTGTTGTAAATGAAAAAAGAAAAACTCAGTATGAGACAATATTTAGATCTTTTATATTTCTTGGTAGCAACAAGGAAGTAAAGATTACGGATGCTCGTAGCGGTCTGCTTCGAAGACTTATAGATGTTGCTCCAACTGGTGATAAGGTATCTTCAAAAAGATATTATGAATTAATGGAAGGTATAAACTTTGAGCTTGGCGGAATAGCTTATAAATGTCTTGAAGTTTATAAGTCTAACACTCATAAGTATGATGGATATTTTCCTGTTAATATGATTAGAGCTACAAACCATTTTTACAACTTTGTCGAAGAAACATATATAGATATGCTTGACGGTAAAGATAGTGTTACCCTTAAAGATGCATGGAGCATGTATAAAATGTATTGTGACATGTCGTCCGTACCATATCCTTACAGCATGCAGGTATTTAAGAATGAACTTAAGAATTATTTTGAGAAGTTTATTCCAGATGGTAAAGATGAAGATGGTAATCATATTCGTAGTATGTTTAAAGGTTTTAAATATGGTAAAGTAGGAGTAAATATTGACAGAAATGTAAAGAAAGATGAAGGAGAAGATTGGCTTAAGTTTGATGACGAAGGAGAAAACATATTTGATATTTTGGGAGCATCATTTCCGGCTCAATATGCTAGTCCTCAGTCTGGCGCTCCAGTTAAAGCTTGGGCTAATAATGATAAACACTTAAAAGATATTCGTACATATCTGCTCCATTATGTTCAGGTTCCTAGTAATTATTTAATGGTCGACTTTGATAAAAAAGATCCATTGACTGGCGAGAAGTCTTTTGAGTTAAATTATGAAGCAGCTAAAAAATGGCCTAAGACATATGCTGAGTTAAGTAAATCTGGAGCTGGTATACATCTTATTTATATTTATGACGGAGATCCTGAAGAGATAGCTCCGTTGTATGAAGAAGATGTAGAGTTAAAGTTTTTTAAAGGTGGTGCATCAATGCGTCGTCTGTTGACGAAGTATTGTAATTTACCTATAGCAACTATTAATTCAGGTCTACCAAAGAAGGAGAAAGGAGCAAAAATGATAGACGAATTTGTCTTGAAGAACGAAAAAGCTATCAGGACAATGATCGAAAAGAATCTAAGAAAAGAGTATCATCCTGGAACAAAACCTAGTATTGATTATATTTATAAGATACTAGAAGATGCTTACAAATCTGATATCCAGTATGATGTGACTGATCTTCGTCCAAAGATATTAGCATTTGCTAATAATTCTAGTAATCACGCAGAATATTGCGTTAAGTTAGTAAGTGAAATGAAGTTTATGAGCGAGTTTGATACTTCCAATAACGGAGATGTTATTCCTAGAGGTACGTATAAAGAAGATTCAGAAATAGCGTTCTTTGATATAGAGATATTTCCTAATCTCTTTATAGTTGTATATAAGATTGCTGGTGATGATCATAAGTGCGTAAGAATGATTAATCCTACAGCAAAAGATATTCATAGTATGGTTGGTGAATATCGTCTCGTAGGTTTTAATTGCCGTAGATATGATAATCATATTTTGTATGCAGCCATGCAGGGATATTCTATAAAGGAATTATTTGATCTTAGTCAAAAGATAATAAATGGAAGTGCTAATTGCATGTTCAGTAATGCATATAATTTGAGTTATACTGATGTATATGATTTTTCGTCAGCTGGAAATAAGCAGAGTCTTAAGAAATGGGAAATAGAATTAGGTATTTCTCATGTTGAGAATAGTCTTCCTTGGGATCAGCCTGTTCCAGAAGAACTGTGGAGTAAAGTTGCAGATTATTGTTGCAACGATGTTATATCTACAGAAGCTGTATTCAATCATTTACAGTCTGATTGGATTGCTAGACAGATATTAGCAGATCTTTCAGGTTTATCGGTAAATGATACAACCAATCAGCATACTACCAAAATTATATTTGGTAATTGTAAACATCCTCAATCTTGTTTTCAGTATAGAGATCTTAGTAAACCTGTAAAATGGTTGCCTGAAGAAATGAGTAAATTTCTTTGGGATAGATTTCCTGAGATGATGAAATGGTGGAGCGAAAATACAGATAGTCTTCTTCCGTATTTTCCTGGATATACTTTTGATCGTGGTAAAAGTATATATCATGAAATAGAAGTTGGTGAAGGCGGATATGTTGAAGCGCTTCCTGGCATGTATGGAATGGTCGGGTTATTTGATGTAGCAAGTATGCATCCTCATAGTGATCTTGCTGAATGGTTATTTGGTAATTGGACTGATAATTTTGCAGCACTAGTTGATGGTAGAATAGCTATTAAGCATGAAGACTGGGATACGCTTAGTAAGTTATTTGACGGTAAACTGGATCATTATATTCAGAAAGTTAAAGATGGAGAAATAACATCTAAGCAGCTTGCTAATGCTCTTAAGACAGCTATAAATTCCGTATATGGTTTGACTGCTGCTAAATTTGAGAATCCGTTTAGAGATAATAGAAATAAAGATAATATTGTCGCTAAGCGTGGCGCTTTATTTATGATAGATTTAGCAGAAGCAGTTAAAGCTAAAGGATGGACAGTCGTTCATATTAAGACAGATTCAATAAAGATTCCTAATGTTGATGAAGAAATGTGGAAGTTTGTAAAAGAGTTTGGCTTGAGATATGGATATTCATTTGAATGGGAAGCGACATATGATAAAATGTGTCTTGTTAATGATGCAGTGTACATTGCTAGATATTTGAATGAAGATGGAACAGTCGGTAAGTGGACTGCAACTGGTGCACAGTTCGCAGAACCTTATGTGTTTAAAACATTATTTAGTCATGAGGATTTAGATTTTAGTGATTATTGTCAGACAAAGTCTGTTAGCTCATCTTTATATTTGGATATGAATGAGAATCTTGGAGATGAGCATAATTATATTTTCGTAGGTAAAGTCGGATCGTTTGTACCCATAAAGCCTGGTTGTGGTGGTGGAGAACTTCTTAGAGAAAAAGATGGAAAATATTATTCTGCAACTGGAGCTAAAGGTTATAGATGGTTAGAAGCAGAGTCTGTCAAGCTCTTAGACAAATATGAAGATATTGATATTTCTTATTTTGTCAAGTTAGCTGACAAAGCAGTAGCGTCAATCGAGGAGTATGGATCTTTTGAGTGGTTCATAGATCCATCTCCTTGTAATTATATGCTTCCAATAGAGAGTTTGCCAAGAGATGACTTCATGAATAAATATGAAGATGATTCTGATGAACTCCCTTGGAAAATAGATGCCAACGAATAAGAAGGAGGAAAAAGAAATGGCAGAAGTTATTAAGTTTTATGATGTTGATGGGAGAAACATGAGATTCAGGAACTTTGCTGGCAAAGCTGGCAAGTACAATTTGGAAGGAGATAGAAATTTCTGTCTTCTTCTTAATCCTGATGTTGCTGACGAAATGTCAGAAGAAGGTTTCAATGTAAGATATTTGAAACCTAGAGATGATGGAGATGATCCTGTTCCTTATATTCAGGTAAAACTGAAATATTATGATCGTTCAGGAAATAGACTTCGTCCACCCAAGATCGTTCAGATCACTAAAAGAGGAAAGACTGAGCTTGATGAGGAAACAGTCAATAATTTGGACTGGGCAGAAATAGAGAAATTTGATATTGCTATTAATCCTCGTCCGTATGAGAATGTAAACGGTCGTTCAGGTGTTACAGCATATTTGAAAACATTGTATGTGACGATTGTAGAAGATGATTTCGAAGATCGTTATTATGATGTTCCGGATAGTGCTCAGAATATCGTGGATGATGAGGATTGATATTATCAGAGCATCAATTACTTGCCGTTGAGAAATTGCATACCGGCTCCATCTTAGTTGGTGGAGTCGGTACTGGTAAGTCAAGAACTTCTCTATTATATTTTTACACAAAGGTTCTCGATGGCAAAGTTAATCCATTAAAACCGCCGACATATTGGTGTGATTTATATATAATTACAACAGCAAGAAAAAGAGATACTAAAGAATGGGATATGGAATGCAGTTGGTTTGATATTCCAAATGATCATATTAATGTTGTTATAGATTCGTGGAACAATATAGAGAAGTATGAAAATGTTAGTGATGCTTTCTTTATATTTGATGAGCAGCGTGTAGTTGGTTCTGGTAAATGGTCTAAAATGTTTATAAAAATTGCTAAACAAAACGACTGGATATTATTAAGCGCTACACCAGGTGATACATATTTAGACTATGTTCCAGTTTTGATAGCTAATGGATATTTTAAGAATAGAACAGAGTTTATAAAGAAGCATGTTGTGTATAAGTCTTATATGAAATATCCTGTTATTGACCATTATGTAGGTGTATCATTACTAGATGTATATATTTCTAGAATATTAGTTCACATGATTGTTGAATTAGATATAGTTAAACATCATGTGAATGTTACTACTGAATATGATAAAAATTTATACATGGATATTTTAAAAAATCGTTGGAATCCATGGAAGCAAGAACCAATAAGTGACGCTTCAGGATTAAGTCAAGCTTTACGCAGAGTTGTTAATAGTGATATTTCAAGAATAAATGCTGTTATAAAAATATTCAAAGAAAAAACGAAATGTATAATCTTTTATAACTTTGATTATGAATTAGAAATGCTTCGTAAAATGTGTGCAGATAACAATTATATTTATGCTGAATGGAATGGACATAAGCATCAAGCAATTCCAATTTCAGACAGCTGGATATATTTAGTGCATTACTCTGCTGGTTCAGAAGGATGGAACTGTACACTAACTGACACCATTATATTTTATAGTCAAAATCATTCTTACAAAATGATGACGCAAGCTGCAGGAAGGACAGAAAGAATGAACACACCTTTCAAAAATTTATATTACTATCATCTAATGTCAAAATCTTATATTGACAAAGCGATTGAAGAATGCTTGAAAAATAAAGAAGATTTTAACGAGCATCGTTTTGTGGAGGAAGACGATGACGAATTTTCTTCCAGATACAGTATGTAGTTTTTTCATCGCTTATGGTGAGGAAGAGGAAGAAGGATAGGCTAGTACAGGCCTCGACGTATAAACAATGAACGATCGGGACTTTGAAAGCCTATTCGCAATCATTATATTTTTTAGAAAGGTGGTCTTATGCGAGAAAATAAATACCAAGCAGGACTGATAAAAAGGATCAAGGAACGATTTGATGGAGCTATTGTTTTAAAAAATGATAGCTCATACATTCAAGGCATTCCAGACCTTACAGTTTTTTACAAGGATCGCTGGGCTGCTTTAGAATGCAAAAAAGATAAAAATGCTTCACATCGTCCTAACCAGGATTATTATATTTCCAAAATGGATGATATGAGCTTCGCCAGATTCATCAGTCCAGAAAACGAGGAGGACGTACTTGATGAGATGGAACATGCATTCACGTCTCGAAGGTCAACACGCATTTCTAGGCGCAAGTCAGTATAGTTGGTTAAACTATGACGAAGACAAGCTTGTAGACAAATATTATAATTTTTTGGCTACACTAAAAGGAACAGAAATGCATGAATTGGCTGCAATGTTAATTAAGAATCATGTCAGACTTCCTGAAGAAGGAAAAACATTTGACATGTATGTTAATGATGCTATATTTTATGATTTAAGACCAGAGCAAAAATTGTATTATTCTGAAAATTGCTTTGGCACTGCAGATGCTATATCTTTTGATGAAAGAGATTATTTTCTCAGAATACATGATCTCAAAACTGGAGTAACACCAGCGTCACTTCATCAATTAGAAATATATGCTGCATTATTTTTTCTTGAATATGATTTACCTGTCAACGAGGTTGAGATGGAGCTAAGAATATATCAGAACGATGATATTCTTATAGGAAACCCAACAGTAGTAGACATAGCTCCAATTATGGACAAGATTGTAACCTTTGATAAACTGATAGAGCAGATCAAGAAGGAGAACTAAAAATGAACCATGATTATATTTTGCACTCTGGAGTTAAACGAAAATCTGGAAGATATGAATGGGGTTCTGGCGAATACCCTTATCAGCATGAAGCTTGGTTTCAAGGTTGGAGTAAAATACCATCTAAAGATCAAGCAGAATATGCTAAGTCTTTTGGAATGACATTAAAAGAAGCTCGTTATAGATATTCTATTGGAAAAGATTATAAAAAAGCGCAAGATATTGGTCATGCAATTGAGCTTAGATATTCTAAGCAGATGTCAGTTAAAGCTATAGCAGAAAAAATGGGTGTTTCTGAAAGTACTGTTAATTCTTGGCTTAAACCTAATGCTTTACAAAGAGCTAAAGAAACAGAAGATTTGGCTAAGAAAATAGAACAGTATCTTGATAAACATGCTGGTGTTGATATTGGTAAAGGCTGTGCTACTGCAATGGGCGTAAATAAAACCAAATTTGAAGCAGCAGTACAACTTCTTAAAGATCGCGATGGATATTATAATGTTCAATGGGGTCAGGAACAACAGACTACCGGTAAAAATACCCAGTCTACAGCTTTAATAAAAATCCAACCCGAATGGGAAGGATATTCTGAGGCACAATTAAAAAAGGTAGCTTATAAATATGTTAAAGAGCATAGCGATGATATTA